TTGTTATCATGGAAAAACTGGAAACCATCAAAAAAAATTTACTCGATATTTGCTCCTAAAAAAAACATACCCATTTTATTTCATACCTAATTATAATTTGCAACCACTAAATAACACTAATAATAACTATGTATATCAACAATAATATAAAGGTTCTTAAAATGTTCTCTACAAATTAGTGAGATATTTGACTAGATTAAATGGTATCATGGCTAGAGATAGGTCTATAACAACTGATGATATCAAACAGTATTATTTTAAGATGCCAAGAAGTCATCGAAGTATCAGAAGACTTCATGCAGAACTAAAAGAAAAGTTCGCAGGTAAAAAAAAGATACCATCACTCGCAACAATATTCAGACATAGTAAGCAGGAGGGATGGATGCAGGAAGCAAACATGGTAGATGTAAAAACAAATGAAAAAACTTTAGATAAGATTGCTGAAAAAAAATCTATAGAGTTAACAGAACTAACAGACAAATTAAAAGCAACATCTCATGAAGCATTACAAAAAGTTTTAACGGCATTACAAAGTGGTGTTGGTAGTAATTTGGAGAAACCTATTGACCTTTTAAATTTAACAAAGGTCGGAGTAGAAAGTTCTAAGTTAGCAAACTTGTTAGAAGGTAATCCCACATCAATTAGTGGGAACATACAAATAGATACAGATGATGTTGTTGCATTAAAAAAACATATTCAAGATTTGTATGCATCAATCAATGAAGACTTGTTAATCAAACAACAAGAAGAGATGAAAAAAAAATTTAACTAATGAATTGTGATTGTGATTGTAAAATTAAATGTTGCAATGTTCCAAATTGCAAAGGTGAAAATTGTAAATGCAAATTAAAAAGAGAAGAGCAGGAAAACAAATCACAAGAATTAGAAATAGAATTTATAGAAGAAGAAATTACATACCATTAATTATTTTTGGATAGAATACTTTAAAGAAAAAAAAACACGCAAGGATGCAATGAGACTTGCTAAAATAAAAACTTGTTGCCAATGTGGTAAGTTAGATAGTCCTGTGTCTGACTCTACCTTTAGTAAATTCTACTGCATGGACTGTTATAAGAAACAATCCAATACAGTAGAACAGAAGAGACTAGTTAAGAGTTCTAATCAGACTCTTAACCTTTTTGATTGAGTCATACTCTTTGACATACTCATTGTTAACTTTGTTAACAAAGACATAGTCCAGTAAAACAATCCTGCCGATAGCATCTACCAAAGATAATTTTCGGAGGGATGTATTGGTTTCATCATGTCTCTTCATAATATATACTGGTGACTGCATATCATTAATACGCTTAGCACCATCAGACTTTAACCACTTGTCTAATTCAACAAGTATTTCTTTTTCACTAATCATAATGTTATCCTTTCGATATAGTGTTCATAGTATTATGTGATTAATTATACGGATTTTATAAAATAATTTTCTAAATAATTTTCTCACATAGTTATGTGTATAAAAAAGTCTAATTATGGAAATTAAACTTTCATATTACTGTGTATAAAAGTCTCTTAATTTTCCAATATAAAGAGCATACAGAGATAATTAAATGCATTGGAGTATGATTGGATAAAACACTTTTTTGCCGACAGATTGAGAGCAGGATTATATTTCATTCTGCTATTACTGACTGTCTTATTATATAAGATATAACTACATACAATTACCTATAATTATAGGAATATAAAAGAGAGCAGGAGAGAATACATACAGATTACTGCATTCGTTCTCATAATAAATGTTATGCAACAATACGATATGTCACTAAAAACTATCATCACTCCCCTACCCTACCGTTTAACTCGCTAATCTAGAGCGTTTTTCTGCTGTACTGTAATATTGCACCCCCACCCCCCTGTTGCAGTCGCTGTACTAACATCCATACAATGGCTACTGACATACCATAATAGCAGGGAGAACCCCCACCCTATTAAAATAGACGATGGGGTATATTTATATATACTGATAGCATGGACATGGAAGACGATACATTAAAGGTTGATGGTTTCGATGATGCCATCATGGGGTTCGCTGGTAGATGTGGACTAAACGATGTTCTACTCTACAGCATGAAAAAGATTATTAAGATATTGAAGAAGAGAGACGGCATGAGCGAGGATGAAGCTCTGGAGTATTTCTACTACAATATCAAAGGTTCCTACATGGGAGAGGGAACACCATTATTTTTTGATGATACATGAGAATACCAGAGACAACAGAGGAGAAGATAGCTCAATTACAGCTCCTTGTAGGTAAAGTAAAAGAATTAGAAACAAAGGAAAGTGCTCGCACTGGTCTGCTGGGATACGCAAAGTCCCAGATGGACAACTACAAGACCCCTCCCCACATCAAGAAGCTGGCGGAGAAACTCGAGGCTGTAGAACGTGGTGAAATCAAACGACTCGCCATATTCATGCCTCCCAGACACGGCAAATCTATTCTGACATCAGAATTTTTTCCCGCCTGGTATATGGGCAGGAACCCAGATAAGTATATTATCTGCTCCACATACGCCCAAGACCTGGCAGACGACTTTGGTCGTAAGGTCAGAAACCAGCTTCAAGATGCTAGTTATGGCGAAATTTTTCCCGACACGCAGCTAGCAACGGACTCGGCTAGTGTTCGCAGGTTCCACACGACAAAGGGTGGAGTCTACTACGCTGTGGGTGCGGGTTCTGCCATCACGGGTAGAGGTGCACACTTACTGCTTATAGACGACCCCATCAAAGGTCGTGAGGAAGCGGACTCCCAAGCGATGCGTGGCAATCTATTAGATTGGTATCGTTCAACCGCATATACAAGATTAATGCCGAATGGCAGTGTTATCTTAATACAAACGAGATGGCACGAGGATGACCTTGCAGGATGGGTGCTCAAGGAAACGGGACACGAGGGGTGGGACATAGTTGAGTTTCCAGCGATATTAAACGAGACCGCAGCAGATATGCTAGGTCTCAAGGAAGGCGACCCGCTATGGGAGGAAGCCTACCCGCTGGAGCGATTAGAAGAGATTAAGAAGACCGTAGGGACTAGGGAGTGGACATCGCTCTACAACCAGACTCCCTCCGTAGAAGAAGGAAACGTAATTAAACGCTGGTGGTGGAAGTATTGGAAACGAGAGCAACTGCCAGAGATACAGTACAAGATACAGTCTTGGGATACCGCCTATACAGCGAACCAGAACTCAGACTACTCTGCGTGTACAACGTGGGGTGTGTTCTCTGGGGAGGGCGGATATAACCTAATTTTACTCGACTCGTATCGAGAGCGACTGACGTTTCCAGAACTCAAAAACGCAGCAATAAGTCTGTACAATGCACACCAGCCTGATAATATTCTCGTAGAAGCCAAAGCGAGTGGACTGTCACTAGTGCAAGAGTTAATGAGAACGGGAATACCGATTACGCCATTTAATCCAAAACGCATGGACAAGCTGGCTAGAGTGCACGCCATCACGCCATTATTCGAGAGTGGCAGAGTGTGGGCACCCGACACAGATGAAACCGAAGCGGTGGTATCGCAGTGTGCGGCTTTCCCCAACACAAAGAATGACGACCTAGTTGACTCTCTATCGCAGGCGTTAATTAGATTGCGTAAGGGTTGGATGGTAAGTCACCCGCAAGATGTACCATACGAAGAACCCACAGGACCGAAAGGAAGTTATTGGTAATGAGAGAATCACTATTAGAATCAGTTAAAAGACACGAAGGTTTTCGTGACCAGGTTTACCTAGATACGCTGGGCAAGAGAACTGTGGGCTATGGGCACCTCTGTGTGGAAGACCACTGGGAAGACGGCAAGGTATACGACAAGGAATACCTGGAGGAAATACTTAAAAAAGATTTACAGCACGCAATAGATACGGCAACGTATATGTGTGAGAAGACAGAAATAAGCGAAGAAGGACAAGATATAATTACGGAGATGGTGTTCCAGCTAGGCGGAAACGGTGTCTCTAAATTTAAAATGATGTGGGAGGCTCTCAAGGCTAGCCCACCAAATTACAAAGAGGCTTCAGTCCAGATGCTCGATAGTCGTTGGGCAAAACAAACCCCGAACAGAGCGAAGGAGATGGCGGAGCACATGAAATCATTAGGAGGATAAGGATGATTAAATTTTTAACTAAAACTTTTCTTAAAGGAACAGGTCTAGGATTAACAATAAAAGAACTTAACGATTACAAAAGAAAAATGAATGCAGAGGGAAAAGACCCTTTCAGCCCAAAAAATTTTATTAATGAATATGGTAAACCCTTGTATGATAAATTAAAAAACGCAGTCGATAAAACTGTGGAAGGAAAAGCTATGGGCGGAATGATGGAAGCCCGTAAAAAAGGCATGGGTCTTAGAATGGCTAATGGTGGTGAGGTGCCAAGTAAATTTAAAGGGTTTTCTAAATTACCAGAGTCTGTGCAAGAGCAGATGAGTCCCACTTTAGCAAAGAAATACGAAAAAGGTGGCGTAGTCAAAAAAAGAGTAAAAAGAACTA